TCACGCTGCAGGTCGACGTATACGCCACCACCGCCAGTTCTGCCCGTGCGGTTACGGCCGCCATCAGCCGGGCGATTGAGCTGAAGGCTTACGTCGCCCGATGGGGCGGTGAGACCAAGGACACCGAAACAAAGCTTTACCGGTCGAGCTTCGATATCGACTGGCTTGTACCCAGATAGCCAACCCCTGAACCCGGCCCGCCTTGAGCGGGTTTTTTTATGCCCGACATTTGGAGAACGCCATGTCGATCCTTTCCCAAGGAACCCAAATCTACGCGCTGGTGCCGCCTCTTACCGGTACCGGCCCCAAGACCGTACTTGCCATCGAATGCGCAACCGCGTTCAGCCCAGGCGGTGCGCCGGCGGATCAGATCGAGGATACCTGCCTGGAAGACCAGGAGCGCAGCTACAAGAAAGGGCTGCGCACACCAGGCCAAGCCTCGCTGACGGTCAACGCAGACCCCAGCAACGCGAGCCACATCCGACTGCATCAGCTTTCCGAAGCCAATGGCGATACCACCATTGATTGGGCGGTGGGCTGGTCCGACGGCACCTCTGCACCGACGCTGAACACCGAAGGCGACGGTTTTGAGCTTCCAGAGGACCGCACCTGGTTCACATTTCGCGGCTACGTGTCCGACTTCCCATTCGACTTCGCGGCCAATGCCGTCGTCAGCACGGCAGCAACCATCCAGCGTTCGGGCGGTTCCGCCTGGATTCGCAAGGTCACCACACCATAAGGTCAGATCATGCAACTGAGCATTAACAGCCTGAAAGAAATGGGTGCCTTCACCGGCGCGCCGGTCGAGAAGGAAATCACCTGGAAGCAGGGCGACAAGGAGTTGAAGGCCACCGTATATGTCCGGCCGCTTGGCTATCTGTCAGCGGTCAGCGATGTGCTGGCTGCCGGCGGCAAGCGCGATGGTGTGGCTGGCCGTATCGCCGCATGCATCTGCGATGACAAGGGCGCGCCGGTTTTCACTGTTGGGGACATCACGGGAGAGGCCGACCCTGAGCGCGGCGCGCTGGACGGGAACCTGACCATGGCGCTGATGACCGTCATCGCTGAAGTCACCAATTTGGGAAAGACGACGAGCTCAGCGAACTAGACGAAATCTGGCATGAACTGGCCATGACCTTCGGTTGCAGTGTTGCCGAAGCCATGGCCAGGCTGAGTTATCCGGAATTCCGCCAGTGGTGCAAATACCGGCGCAAGCGGGGCGGCCTGAATGTGGGTATGCGGGTCGAGCGTGGAGCTGCTCTTGTGGCTTCCGTTCTCGTGAACGCTAATCGGGACATCAAGAAGAAACCGACTCCTTACGCGGTGGAAGACTTTATGCCCCACGCGGACGTGCGCGAGCTGAGTCTGGAGCAGGCAATGGAGAGTTGGGCGTAGCTTTGGTAAGGTCGCTGCTTTTGGGAGGGACACCATGCTGAAGTATATTGTTGTTGCTGCGTCATTATTGCTCCTGTCGGGTTGCGGAGAGCCGAAGCTTGACGGGAGCTCCGAAGAAGCCATGAAGAAATCTGCGAAGGAAGTGGCAGAACACTTGCCGGCAGACCGGCGCTCGCAATTCGAGTCAGACCTTAATTTGCTCGCATTGAGCAAAGCCGATGTTGGTGCAGTCATGCGGGGTGAGAGACCTGCCTCTGAAATGACCTCAAGTGTCTTTCGCGTTCTAGATGGGAAGACCGCCGCTCAAGTAAGTTCAGAAGCAGCTGCGATCAGAGCTGACAAGGAAAAGCGTGAGCGCGAACAGGCTATAGCTGAAATAGTCGAATTAAAAAGTAAAAGGTCGGCATCTGCGGCCGCTCAGTCCGAATTAGCAAAATTTGAAGTCACGAAGTCTCGCTTTTATCAGGAGGAGCAAAAATTCTCCGTTAGGCCGCGGCCGGTTGTAGAAATTGAAGTCAAGAATGGTACCGGGTCAGCCGTATCGAGAGCTTATTTCAAGGGCACGATTGCCTCCCCAGGGAGGGCGGTTCCTTGGCTAACCGAAAGTTTCAATTATGAGATTAGCGGCGGGATAGAGCCGGGTGAAAGCCAAGCATGGAAACTCTCTCCTGATATGTTCGGCAAATGGGCGAATGTCAAACCGCCTAAAGACGCCGTTTTCACTGTCGAGGTTACCAGGCTGGACGGGCCTGATAAGAAAGCGCTGTTCGGTTCAGAAGGGTTCACAAGTGCTGAACAAGAGCGATTGGATTTGCTGAATAAGAGATACCCCAATTAACACGAGTTACCTCTGAAACCCGCACTGGCGGGTTTTTTTTCGACCGGAGAAAATGAATGGCCTCCAGATCGCTGGGCACGCTGACGCTTGACTTGGTCGCCCGAATTGGCGCGTTCACGGGTCCTCTGGATCAGGCCAGCCGGCAGGCAAGGCAGCGAAACGCCGAAATAGCGGACTCGTTCAATAACGTGGCCAAGGTAGTAGGCGTAGCCATAGGTAGCGTACCCGCGATCCTTACCGGACTCGTCACAACGACTGCGAGCTCAGCCAAGGAAATTTCAAACCTTGCCGCCTTGTCCGGACTTGGCACCACCGAGTTCCAGAAATACGCTGCGGGCGCAAAGACCCTTGGCATTGAGCAGGAAAAGCTCGCCGATATTTTCAAGGACACCAACGACAAGCTGGGCGACTTTTACAGCACAGGCGGCGGCGAGCTTAAAGATTTCTTCGAGGTTATTGCTCCAAAAGTCGGAGTAACCGCTGAGCAATTCAAGAAGCTAAACAGTGCCGACGCCTTGCAGCTTTACGTTTCGACATTGGAAAAGGCAAACGTCTCTCAAGCCGAAATGACCTTCTACATGGAGGGTATCGCAGACGAGGCATCCGCCCTGGTGCCGCTACTCCGCAACGGCGGCAAGGGGTTCAAAGACCTAGGGGAGGCTGCCGACGCAGCTGGCGCGATCTTGAGCGTGCAGACTATTGCTGTGTCGAAAGAGTTCTCTGGTGAGCTCATCACAATGGCGCAGAGCCTGGAGGGAGCGAAGAACACGCTTGCTACTGATTTCTTGCCGGTGCTGGCGCAATTCACCAGCGACCTGAACGACGCTATCAAAGCGGGCGGCGGTGCGAAGAGCGTCGTGCAGGATCTTTCTGAGAAGCTCCTGGATGCCATAGGTTTTGTCGCCGACGCTGGTGACGGGATTGTCCGTGTTTTTACCATCGTTGCCGATACATTGGTTGGGACCTATTCGACCGCTGCTGGTTACATGGGGCAGCTGATGTCTCAGGTGGCATTGGGATTATCAAAGATTACCATTGGCGACACAGCAGACGAGTTCATAGCTGACAGCGCGCGCTTAAGCGGCGAAGCGAAAACATACTTTGATGTCGCGGCTCAGGCCGCTGCTAGCATCGGTGAAAGTTTGGAAACGCCTCTGGCAGGCGAGCAGTTTAAAAACTACGTAGCTGAAGCGCAGGGCGCCGCTGCGGAATACGAGCGTCTGTTCGGCGGCGACGGCTTCAGCAATCAGGGGGGAAGAGGGTCTGATACCGATCCAAAGAAAAAGAAAGCTGACGAGGACGCTGCCAAAGCAGCCGCCGCTGCGGCCAAGAAGATCAACGAAGCTTTTGCCTCCACCGAAACCGACTACAAGCGACAGATCGAACTGATCAACACCAGCACGGATGCTCAAAAGAACGCCACGGAAGTCGACAAGCTGCGCTTTGATATCGCGTCCGGCAAACTGGTTGGCATCAACGCCCAGCAGCAGCAGCGCCTCCTGGGGCTGGCGGGCGAACTGGATGCCCTGCAAAAGCTCAAGCTTGCAAACGAAGACGAAGCCAAGGCTGTCGCATTCCTGGCAAACCTCAAGGCGACCAACGCCACTGCGAAGTCTGGCTTCGACATGGAACTGGCCGGTGCCGGCATGGGCGATAAAGCTCGTGACAGGCTTCAGCAAGACTTGGCGATCCAGGAAGACTACAACGAGCAGATGGCCGACCTGCAGGCCCAGCTCAATGCTGGCGATATCAAGCAGGATTTGTACGACAAAGAAACCGAGATGCTCAGCGAGGCGTTAGCCGAGCGCATGGTCATCCAGCAGGACTATTACAACCAGATCGATGAAGCCCAATCCAACTGGATGGATGGCGTTAGCGCTGCCTGGGAGAACTACGTTGATGAGGCGCAGAACGCCTCTGCGATGGCGGGTGATTTCGTTTCGGGCGCTCTGGACGACATGACCAATGGCCTTGGCGATGTGTTCGCCGACGTGGCGACAGGCGCTAAAGATGCTGGTGATGCGATGGCTGATTTTGCGGCGAGCATGGGCAAGTCTGTGATCAACGCTCTTGCGGATATGGCGGCTCAGTGGCTCATCTATCAGGCCGTACAGCTGTTCGTTGGGAAAAGCACCCAGTCGACCGCAGCGCTGGCGCTGGTCGCAAACGCCCAGGCAACAGCAGCCCAGGCAAGTCTGGCAGCTTTTGCATCCACAGCCGCAATCCCCATCATTGGTCCGGCCGCTGCTCCTGCAGCTGCTGCCGCTGCAGCAGTGGCGACGGCGCCGATGGTTGCGGGCGTGGCAAGCGCAGCGCTCGCCGGTATGGCGCACGACGGTATCGACGCTGTGCCGGAAACCGGAACATGGCTGCTGCAGAAGGGTGAGCGTGTGACCACTGCGGAAACCAGCGCCAAGCTGGACCGGACGCTTGATCAGGTCAACTCGCAAGCCGGCGGCGGGGGCGGTGCTGGGGCGTCGATCCGAATTGATGCGCCCATCACCGTTCAGGCCCAGTCCGGTATGACAGATCGCCAGGCGCAGCAGCAGGGCGAATCCATGGGGCAGGCCTTTACGGCAGAGGTTATCCGAATCATTCGAGGCGAGACGCAACAGGGCGGCGTTCTCTGGAGGCGCACCTGATGGCCGAAACATTCAGCTATTGCACCCGAGTAGGCGCGACGGGCGACATTTCCCAGCGCACTTGGGAGAACGAGTTCGGTGACGGCTATACGCAGGCCGGCGGCATTGGCATCAATACCAAGAGCCAGTCTTGGGATATCAGCGTGACCGGGCAGATGCGCGAGGGTGACGACCTCAAGGGAGTTCGGGATTTCCTCGACCGCCATGAGGGCTACAAGTCATTTATCTGGTCGGCACCTGGCGCGGGGGCAGGGCGGTACCGGGCCACCGGCTACAAGCTGAATGCTGCCGGTGCCGGGATGTTCACCCTGAGCGTGACCTTCAAGCAGGTCTATAACCCCTGATCGAAACCAACTGTCCGAGCCCGCCGCGTGCGGGCTTTTGCATATCTGGGAACCTATGAATTACAGCGCAGACATCCAAAAGCTTGAGCCGGGCAATCAGATCCGCCTGTTTGAAATCGACGCAACCCGTCTGGGCGCGCAGATCTGGCGCTTCCATGGCCACGCGCAAGAGGGCGACATCATCTGGCAAGGCCAGCTGTACTCGCCCATCCAGATCGAGGCAAAGGGTTTTGACATCCGTGGTGATGGTCGCCCGGCGTCGCCTTCGCTCAAGCTGGCGAACGAACTGTCGGGCATCCGTGGCGCGATCTCGGCCATCTGCTTGCAGTTCCGCGATCTGGCCGGCGCGCGCTTCACCGTCATCGAGACCTTCAAGCACTTTCTGGATGCGGCGAATTTCCCAGAGGGCAATCCGGATGCCTCCGACCAGTGCCGCAAAAGCATCTGGAACATCGAGCAGAAGACCGAAGAGAACATGGCTGAGGTCAGCTTCGAGCTTTCCAGCCCTATCGACATGGAAGGCCAGCAGCTGCCGTCTCAGCAGATCACCAAGCTGTGCCGCTGGGCCACTCGTGGCCAATACCGGCAGGAGGCGTGCGCCTACACCGGTACCGCAATGTTCACCAAGAAGAACGAGCCCACCGACAACCCGGCGCTGGACCGGTGCGGGGGCTGGTGGAGCAGCTGCAAGCTGCGCGCAAACACTCGCCGTTTCGGCGGATCCATGGGCGCAAGCCTGATCGCCAAGGGGTAACCATGCGAATCAACCAGAAGCTGCAGGAAGAAATCCGCGCTCATGCCGAGCGGGATTACCCTGCCGAGGCCTGCGGCGTGCTGATCAAGACGGCGGAGGGGCGCAGGTACGTGCCGTGCGCAAATGTCGCGACCAGCCCGCAACAGAACTTCCTGATCGACAAGCACGACTTTGCCGCAGCAGAAGATCAGGGCGAGCTGCTGGCGATTGTTCACAGCCACCCGGACCGGGCCGCGACTGCCAGTATGACGGACCTGGTCAGTTGCGAACTGCATGAGCTGCCCTGGGCCATTGTCAGCTGGCCCGGCGGCGACATGCAGTGGTTTGCCCCAACCGGATACCGTGCGCCGTTGCTCGGCCGGGACTTCTCCCATGGGCTGTTGGATTGCTGGTCCGCGTGCCGGGACTGGTACGCGCGCGAAGCGGATCTGCAACTGCCGAACTTCGAGCGCAAGGAACTCTGGTGGGAGGATCCCGAGAGCCCGAGCCATTACGAACAGAATTACGAGGCCTGCGGCTTCGTGCGCGTGGATCAGCCACAGCGCGGCGACCTGCTGGTGTTCCAGGTTCCGACCGTTGGCCGCCCGTGTCACTTTCCAAACCACGCCGCGATCTACCTGGGCAGCGATCCTGCTCTGCATAGCGAGCCGGCACCGGCGCTCGGCGGCGCGGGACCGTTTATCTATCACCACATGCCCGGGCGTCTGGCCACGCGCGAGGTCTACGGCTGGTCGATGGCGAACCGGCTCAAACTGATCCTGCGACACAAGGACTACACCTTATGACGATGCGGACCATCAGGCTCTACGGCGTTTTGCGTAAGCACTTCGGGCGCGAGTACCGGCTCGACGTACACAGCGTGCGCGATGCGGTGAACGCCCTTTGCGCGATGAAGCCAGGCTTCGAGAAATTCCTGCGCAGCGGGGAAGAGCGCGGGCTGGTGTTCAGCGTCTTCTGCGGGAAGCGCAACGCGGGGGCCGAAGAGTTCGATCTGCAGGGCACCGACAGCAGCGATATCCGTATCGTGCCGCTCATTCAAGGCAGCAAGCAGGCCGGGCTATTTCAGGTGGTTCTCGGCGTTGCACTCATTATCGGCAGTTTCTTTACTGGGGGTTCGACCGCCGGTATGGGTTTGGCCATGCTGGCAGGTGGCGCGGCGCTGGCGGCGGGTGGCGTTGTGCAAATGCTGTCCCCGGCAACTGCGACTGGCGTCGACAGCAATAACGAAGATGGCAATAACCCGAGCTACGGTTTCGGCGGCGCGGTCACAACGATCGCCCAGGGCAACCCTTACCCGGTGCTCTACGGCGAGCGCGAAATTGGCGGGGCGGTCGAGTCCGGCGGCATCTACACACAAGATCAGCTCTGATCATCAGGTAACACCAGACCCGCTTCGGCGGGTTTTCTTTTTTCTGGGGGCGATATGGGTACGGCGTTAGCGAAGCGCGATGTTCGCGGCAGCAAGGGCGGCGAGTCGAAACCGAAGCAGCCCAAGATCGCCAGCAACAGCACGGGCTCCATCGCCACGGCACGCATCGTGTATCTCTGGAGCTGGGGCCCTATCGTCGGGCCGGTCGACGGCCTGCGCTCGGTGAAACTCGACGGCACCCCGCTGGTGGCCAACGACGGCACGGTCAATTACCCGGGCGTGAAATGGCAGTTCCGTAACGGCGAGCTGAACCAGGCGCGACTGGAAGGTATCGCTGAGTCGAGCAACGAGATTGACGTCAATCAGCTGCTGCTGACCACCGCGCCGTACCTGCGCACCATCAACAATCCGGTGCTCGACGCCGTGCGCATCCGGCTCAGCTGGCCGCAACTTCAGTCGCAGGACCAGAGCGGTAACATCAACGGCGTCCGGATCGACTACGCCATTGACGTGGCCACCGACGGCGGCCCCTTCGTCGAGATGCTGGCGAACTACGTCGACCGCAAGAACGTCACCAAATACGAGCGCAGCCACCGCATCGACCTGCCTGCTGGCAGCCGCTGGACCCTGCGTGTACGCCGGCTTACCCCCGAGGCCAACAGTTCTCTGGTGCAGGACGGCATGTACGTTGAGGCCGTGGCGGAGGTGGTCGACAGCGACCAGGAATTCCCGCTGACGGCGGTTGGCTGCATCG